CAGTTTTGCGACAGGAACTCAACCGTAATGTTGAGATACCGCCGCTTGAAGTTTTTATCGCCTTCGTCCGCGATATTCTGACACCACGGGGAGCCACGCTTGATCCACATTGCTCCGCCGTCATAGGCGACCATACAGCCGCCCATGCCGATTGCGTCGCTGATTTCTTGTGCCTTTGCGTTGGGCATCGCTTCGCTCTCGGTGTAATACCAAAGGCTGACCGTCAGCGCGATTTCGCCGCTCTCCCATGATCCGGTGATAAGCTCATAGGTCAGCCACGGAAAGGTCGCGTCTTCCGGCACATTCGAGGTCGGATACGACGGGAGGAATTGGGAAAACCACGCATGGAGTGCCTTGTCCTTTGTCATTTCGGCAGCTCCTTTCGTTCGGCGGTGAAGAATTTCAGTGCTCGGACGGTCGCCCCCGCAGACCTTGGCGCAGCTTTTTCCTCGGGATTCGAGGTCACACGATAGGTAATCCCCGTTTCCGTATCGCGGAAATAATCGTTGTACTCGATGGGAACGCGCTGATTGACCAGTGCGGAATATACCGAGGTAACACCGTCCTTTTCCGCTTTTCGCGCCTCCATCGATGTGTCAAGAGACTGGTAATTGAGGAACTCCGCTCCCTCTTCCCACGCGGTGATGTAGCCGCCCGCTCCGTCAGGCGTGCGCTTTTTCTCCATCAAAATGCACTTGTGGGAAAAATCGTCCAGTAAACTCACGGTTCCACCCCCTTGAGCTTGCGCCAGTCATTTAACCGGCCTTTAAAAGCGCCCTGCCAGCCCGTCCCGGCGCTCGTGTCGGCATTTCCGCCGCTTGCCTTTGTGTAACTGTACCCGCCGAAGCTTTCGCTCGTGTACGGGCTTAAAACGGCTTCACCGTTCTTTTCTTCCCACGTGGCGATATCTTCGGCAAGCAAAACCACAGCCTTCGGAACAGCCAACACCCACACCGTTCCGGTAAAGGTTTCATCCGTAAGGTCAGCCGCCGGATATTGATGCAGACCGTCATTAAACACAGAGCCGCAGATGCGGAAATATTGATTGTTCAGGAGAAAGGGCAGCGCAATGCTGCCGTTCTCCACGGCGAACGTGCCCTCGTGAATCTCCACAAGGAACCAGTTGTTCAAGTGCCGTAAGACTTGTTCAAGCATTACGCTGCCCTCCTATTTAGCCCGCGCCGGCCACAGAAACGGTAGCCACGGCAATGCCGTCCAGATACTCAGCCCACAGCTTCATGCCCATGATGGCGTACATATCGCCCGTGGCGCGGCTGTAATCGCCGTCAACATGGACGCCGATCAGGTTGGTCTCGCCCTTCACGGTGTAATTCAGCCCCAGCTTGGCAAAGTCGCTGTCGCTCGGGTCTACATAGTACAGGTCGATGTTCTCCACGGGCAGAGCGATCACCTTCTTGGAGGCGATGTACTTCTCGGGCAGCAGGAACAGGGTGCGGTAGCCCATGAAGTTCTCCACGTAGTTGATGCCGAACATCGTCTGCACGGTGATCTCCTTGTCGCCCAGGTAATCGTAAGCGTCGATGATATTGGCAAAGCCCACCACCTCGGTCACGTCCTTATCCAGACCGGCAAACTTGTCCAGCACCTTGCCCTTAGCCATAGCCAGAGCACGCTGCCACGTTTTCTCGGTCACCTTCAAAGTGCCGGTACCGAGGAAGGTGTAGAAGTCGGTCAGGACCTTGTTCTGCAGGGCCACAAGGAAAGCCTCGTCGGTCTTCTCCACGGCAACGTCAGCGCCGTACTTTGCGACACTCTCGATGGTCACGCTCTTGGCGTACTTGTTAATGTCGATATCGCCGTAGGCAACAGGATCCACCTTCATCTTGGTGAAGGGGATCTCGTCACCCTCTGCCACGGTGCCGCCCTTGAGGCCACCGTCCACGCTGGCCTTGTAGGAAACCAGCTTCGTGCCGGGGGCCTTGCGAATGGGGCGCATAATGCCCATGATGTTACGCAGTGCGTCCCAGTTATCGGCGAAGCGGGACACGAAATCCACCTCACGGGCGGAAGTGGTAAACTGTGCAGAAGTTGTTACGTTAGTTTTCGCAGCCATAAATAGCTCCTTTCAAAAAATCAGTTATTTTCGCTTGCCATCAGATCGGCAAGCGCTTTCTGGCGCTCCGCCGTAGACATCACATAGCGGCCTTTATCGTCCTTCTTGTAGATGTCCTCTCGGGATTTTGCGCCGCCGGTGTTTGCCGGGGGGTTGGCGGGATTCGCTCCGTGCGTCTGTGTGGTGGAGACAAGCCCCTTGTAGGTGCCGTCTACGAGCGCATCAAGGCTCTTGGTGTCCTTGATCTTGTCGCCGTCCATCTCCAATGCGGCCATTTCTTCGACACAGCCGCGCATCGCAAGGTCCAAATTCGCGCCGGTGATGTTTTTGCTCTCAAAGTAAGCACGCACGGCCTTTTCCTTTGCCGCCTTGCTTTCCTTTGCCGTGATGTCGGTCTTAAAGGCTTCAAAGGCCGAGTGTTCCTTCTCGTACTTCTCCTTGTAACCGCCGTCACCCGCTGCCTTGAGGTCGTCCAACTGCTTCTGAACGCCGGGCAGCTTCTCCGCATCGGCCTTGTAGCGGGTCACATCCGCCTTTAGGCCGTCCACGGTGTCGGTATGCGCCTCGATGATGGTATCAACCTGCTCATCGGTAAGCCCCATACCCTTCAAAAGTTTTCGTGTAAGTGCCATGACACTATCTCCTTTTCTTCGGTTCCGTTCCTTCGGAAACGATAGTCTTATAAAAACCGCTGTCCTTTGCGGTAATTAACAAAAAGAGCCAACTGCATACAATTTGTAAGCAATTAGCTCCTATTTCAGTTCGTCCTCCAATATCTTCCGGTATTGGATGGCATGGTCGGCGGCAGCAGGTTTCAAAAACGGCTGTGCCTTGTTGCCACGCGTGTAATGCCAATTTCCCTTTGCGTCCTGATACACCCACGGTGTAGGCCGTCCGCCGCCACCTTCGGCGTAAATGCCGGTTCCTAATTCCACATACGCACCGTACTCAGAATCCGTTCCGATGATTGCCGCCGGTTCCTGCTCGTCTACCACATGAGTAATGCTGTTGCGCAGATTGCCGGTGTCAACGGGGCACAGCTTTTTTGCATATCCCTCTGCCACCAGTCCGCACTTTTCAAGCCCGCGCAGCAGCGCCGCCTTAATTTCGGCAGAAATCTCTTTGCTGTTGTCTTGGATTTCAACGCTCATTTTCAAATCCCTCTTGACTATTTTACGGAAATTGCATATACTATCTATGAGGAAACTCATGTTTCCGTTTTATCGAGGTAATCCTCCGCCCGTTCTGGTGGGGGGTTGCCTCATTTTTTATATCGCCGCACAAAGAGGACAGCCCCGTTATGCAGCGCAATTATATCTGCATTAAACGATTTGCTTCTTGTTGCTCTCGCATCCAATACATCAATTAGTTTTTTCTTATCAATCCCATCGGCAACATCAAAAATCACCCCTCCTTGATTCCCGTGTATCTGCTTTATCGCTTTGCGCAGAGCGCTATCTGCGGCTTTTTCTGTGGAAACCGACTTTATTTCCCATTGCTTCCCTTTCCACAGCATGTCTGGCATTTGCATACCTGGCGTCTGCGATTCTTTCAGTAGCACAATTTTCCCGCCGAACAGCTCTCTAATTTGATTTGCTACATTTATTTCTTCTTTGTGGGTTTTGGAGCGGTATCCGTTCTCGTATCGCACCTTACCCATGCGGGGCTTGGCAGAATCTATGTATTTCTTCGTAACATCCTTTGCAGATTTTTCGCTCCCCATGTGATATGGGGATAACTGTTTGCCGCTGTATCCCTGCTTCGATGCTTCCCACTGAGCATATGTCATGTCAGATATAAGCCCGTCGCGTGTCCTACGCAGCCCGTCTGATGTATCTACCCCATCCACGGCGGCAATCAGCGTACAGCGGCAGTTATATATCTCCCACGGTGGTCCTTGTGGGTCGCCGGGAAAACGACAACCGTTAGAAAACTTCTTGTCCTGCGCCACTTGTTCGCCGTCAAGCATGCCATGAGAGTGGCGTGTACGCGCGTCCAGCGTAGCCAACCATTCTTTTTTGAGCTTAATGCCCATCTTTTCCGCTGCCGCATAGCTGTCCATGCGTCCGGCGTTCTGCGCGCCGGTCACGGCTGTGCGGGCGGTGCGGATGGCGGAATCGCGACTCATGGTGGTAATGCGCTTTTGCAGATCATCCGCCATGTGCTTGATGCTCTTTCCCTGCAAGATGGAGCTGGTGACGCTTGCCGTAATTTGCTTCTTGCCGTATGCGAGATCAATCCCGCGTTTCAGTGCTCTATCCTTTGGATAGTACGGCATCAGCCCCGGCTGCTCTACGATTAGGCGTTTCACCGTCTGCTCGTCCCACAAGTCAAATCCGACGTTGCCCGCAACCTGTTCGATGGTGTACGCCGCATAGTTGCGGTTAAGGGAGTAGATACCGGGCGTTGCGTCATTGGTGTAAGACACCGCCACGGCGTTTGCATCGGTAACACGGTGTGCCACCTTGTCCCGCATAGCCTGATAGCGTTTCCCACGCCCGATCTGGTTGAACCGCCATTGCTTATAGTCGGCCTCCGTCCATTCCTTTCCGTTCTGCACGGTGCCGATCAGCGCCTTCATTTCCTCGTCGCGCTTTTTGAATTGCTCAAAATATGCGTCGATGGTAGCTCGCAGTTCTTCCCCCGCCTCGCGGTATAGCGTTGCAATACGCCGCTCCAGCTTCGCAAGCTCCTTATCGGTCAGCTTGTGTCCGAGGTCACTGTTCGCCATCGCCGTTCACCTCCGGCGCATCCGGTTCCGCAAAGCTCCGGTCAATCTCTTCTGCAGCCTTCCGCTTTGCCATGTCCTCGTACTGGTCAATGTCGCCGTTGATGGTCAGCAGCTTCTTCGTGATGTATTCGTCATCGTAATACGCCGCACCCAGAAGAATGTTCTGCGTTTCCTCGCTCTTGTTGATGATCTGATTGCGCGTGTAGCTTGGCTGATCCTCAATGCCTGCCAAACGCAAAATTTCCACAATAAACCGCGTGACCTCGGATTCAAACTTGTCCGTTTTCAGATCCAGCGGCACATAGCTGGCCTTGATCGCGGTCGCCGTCTGGTTCCCGGCAGATACCGCCGCAGCGTCAAAGCACTGAAAATCCTCGTATAGCTTCTTCTTGAGCATATCAATGGTGCTGCTCGTGCCCTCATACGGGGCCTCGATGGTCTTGCTCTCCACCTTTGCGCCATCATCGCCGTTGGCGTGGGCAACATGCGTGGTTTTCAAGCGCTCCACAAACTTTGCATCGTCGAGGTCGTCCATGCCGTTGCAGTTAGACAGCACCCAATAAATCAGGTTGCCCTCATCCACATTGTTAACCATGTTCGAGGACGCCAGATCCAGCGCGTCAATGGTGTTGCGCTTGCCGACGATTTCGGAGAGACACCGCTTGTTGTTTTTCAGCGGGACGATGGGGAAACTCGGATAATTCCCGCCGTCGTAAATCTCTGTTTCGCCGACTTCCGCCTTGCGCTCGATCAGCTTATAGCTGCGCTTTGGCTGCATGACGGCCATATCCTCGCCGCTAGGCTGGAAATACTCGGTAAAGCCGTCGCTCTCATACAGCGTCGCTCTCATAGGCTTATGCCCGCGGAAGAAGTGAAAAATATCCTTTCGAGGCTGCATTTCAAACCGAGCATAGAGGGGGACGAACTCAAGCAGGGAGAACACCCGAAGATGCGTCAGATCCCAAAAGCCGAAGGATACGCCTGCGATTTTCGCCGCCCGCGCCGCATCCATGACTTCCTGGTCAAAGTCCGGGCATAGCTTGTTCGGCGTTTCCTTCTCCGCAAAGGTTACGCCGTTGCCCAGCAGATATGAAACTTCCTGATCCACCGCCAGGCCGAAGAAACGGCTGGCCAGCTTATGGTTTGCCG